CCCCGTCGACGCGCAATTGATCGAGCAACTGAAATGGACCGGGGAAACCGTCTGTAGTTGTTTCCACGTCCCGTCGTTCATGATCGGCCTCGGGGCCGCGCCGCATTTCGCGACCGGCGTCGAACCCCTGTTGCAGCTCTATTACTCGCAATGTCTGCAATCGTTGCTCACCAATTTTGAACAACTGTACGACGAGGGGGTCGGCCTCGCCGACCCGATCAACGGCACGCAATACGGCGTCGCGTTCGATATCGACGATCTCGTGTGGATGGACACGGCGACGAAAACCAAGGCCGCCGCCGACGCGATCGGCGCGGGCGCGATGGCCCCCGACGAGGCCCGGTGGAAGTACTTCGGCCTCGGGCCCGTCACGGGCGGCGACACGCCGTACATGCAACAGCAAATGTTTTCACTCAAGGCCCTCGCGCAACGCGACGCGGCCGACCCGTTCGCGAAACCGGCCCCCGCCCCCCTGGCCGCGCCCGCCCAAACGGCCGCGCCGACGCCCTCAGGCGATCACGTCAAACATATCGACGTCGTCGTCGGCGCGTTGCTCGCGCGCGCGCTCGAGGCCGTCGCATGACCGCCGACGAGCTCGCCGCCGTCGTCGCCGGGATCGCGCCGATTGTGCGGAAGTACGTCGCCGATCAACTCGCCGCGTCGGCGACCGCGCTCGAGGCGCGGGTCGCGACGTGTGAACTCTCCCTCGGCGTGCGGGTCGCCGCCCTCGAGGCCGCCCCCGCGCCGCGTGACGGCCGCGACGGGCGGGACGGGGCCGACGGCGCGACGGGGGCGGCGGGCCTCGACGGCCTCGGGTTCGGCGACCTCGAGCTCGTGCACGACGGCGAACGGCGGATCACCGTGCGCGCCGTGGCGGGTGACCGCGTCAAGGATCTCGGGACGGTCGCGTTTCCGTGCGAGATTTACCGCGACGTGTGGACCGCGCGTCACACGTACGAGCGCGGCGATTGCGTGACCTGGGCGGGGTCGGAATGGCACGCCAACGCGGCGACGACGGCGAAACCCGGCGACGGGTCGCCGACGTGGACCCTCAAAGTCAAACGCGGCCGCGACGGCAAAGACGCGCCCGCCGCCGCGTTCGCGGGGGCGCGGTAAATGGCGCTCGACCTCGTCGCCGTCAAACAGCATTTGCAGATCCCGGCGTCGGACACCGACCCCGACGGCGACCTCGACCTGACGGCGAAACTCGCGCAGGCCGAGGCGATCATGTTGGATTACCTCAAGCTCGACGCGCGGCCCGACCCGGCGACCGCGCCGCACGCGAACGGGATCATTGACGCCGCCGTGTTGTTACAGGTCGGCGAGCTCTGGCGGTTTCGCGGGGACGATCCCGGCAGCGATAGCGCGCCGACGACGCCGGGCGACCTGCATCCGACGATTACGAACTTACTTCGCCGGTTACGGGATCCGGCGCTCGCATGATCACGAGCTCGTCGGGCCTCGCGCGGCGCACGCCTGCGGGGCAACGGGTGCACGTCGTCACGTTGCAGGCCCCCGGGTTGCCGATCCCCGACGGCGACGGCGGCGTGATCCAAGGATGGGAGAACCTCGACCCCGCGACCGTGAAGGCGTCGATCACGCCCGCCTCGGCGCGCGACCTCGAGAAACTCGCGTCGGGCACCGTGATCGCGCAGGCGACGCACGTGATCACCTTGCCGTATCACCCGGGCGTCACCACGGCGACGCGCGTCGTGTTTCGCGGGCGGCTGTTCTCGTTGACGAGTGTGATCAACCTCGAGGAGCGCAACGTGCAACTCAAATGCATCGGCGTCGAGGTGGTCGGGTAATGGCGGCCGTCAGTTTCAAGATCGAGGGGTTGACCGAGCTCGCGAATCAACTCGAGGCGTTGCCGACCGATCTCCAACAAGAGGCCCGGGGGATCACGCTGCAACGGGCGCGGGCGGCGATGGACGAAATTCGCGTCGCGTACCCCGCCCGGTTGGGCGACGGGCCCAAGAGTCTCCGCAACCGGCTCAAGGTCACGACCGACGAGTCGACGTTTTCGGCGAGTGCGATCGTGGTGAATACCTCGCCCCTGGCCGCGTTGTTTGAATTCGGGACGCAGGCGCGGCACAAGGCCCTCGGCGCGAGCACGGGCGCGATGCCCCCCGGGCACGTGTTTATTCGGATCACCGTCAAGGAACGCCGCGCGATGTACAACGACGATTTTCGCGCGTTGCTCGAGAAGGCCGGGCTCACGGTCGAGGGGTCGGCGTAATGGCCGACTCGTCGGACATTGACGCCGCCGTGATCGCCCTGTTGCAAAACGATGCGACGTTGCGGGCCGCGATGCCCGACGGCGTGTTTTTCGGCCTCGCGGGCGCGTCGTTCGCGACGGGCAACAACTCGACGCGGTTCGTGCTCGTCTCGATCATCGAAAACATTGACCGGGCCGTGTTCGGCGGGCGCGGGCTCGAGAGTGTGTTGTATCTCGTGCAGGCCGTGTCGTTGTCGGGCGACTCGAAAGGGGCGGCGCGACGGATCGACGAACTGCTCGAGCACCAACCGATCACGGTCGCCGGGTATACCTGGATGTCGTGTGATCGCGAGCAACGCGTCCGGGAAATGGAACGCGACGACGTCGACCCGTCGATCGTGTGGACGCATCGGGGCGGGATGTATCGGATCGAAATGAGTGTCGACGCGGCGACCGTCGCCGCCTGAAAGGGGTTCCAGCATGGCGATCAAGAGCGGGCGCGACGGGCAAGTGTTGTTCGACCCGACGGGGGGCGCGACGCCCGTCGTCGTGTTGTCCCTCAATAAATGGAAACTCTCGCAAAAAACCGGCAAGACGAACGTGACCTGTTTCGGCGATACGAACCTCGTCTACATTCCCGGGTTGCCGGACGTGTCGGGCAGTCTGTCGGGGTTCTGGAATTCCGTCGAACGGACGCTGTTCGCGGCGGCGACCGCTGTCGATCCGGGCATGTTGCAACTCGTGCCGAACACCAACGAACCGACGTTCATGTGGTCGGGCCTCGCGTACCTGTCGGCCGATATCGACACGGCCGTCGAGGGCGCGCCCGCCGTGTCGTCGGAATTCATGGCGGCGGGTCCGTGGACGATGGCTCCGCCGATCGTCCCCTAGATGTTTCGCGGGTCGGTGATCGTGCGCGGCGCGGGGGCGGGCGCGTCGATCCTGTGGGGATCGAACGCGATCCCCGCCGCGACGTTTACCACGTGGACGATCACGAAAGGGAAGGCCCCCGGCGAGTGGTGGCTCGCGGCGGCCGTCGGCCCGGGCGGGATCGACCCGTTCAAACTGCGGCAATCGCGGCTCTACTTCACGGCCCCGCGCCTCGGCGGGTTTTGGATGTGGCCGATCAAAACGGTACAGGTCGGGACCGCCGAGATCCGCGCGTCGCTCGGGCCGCCCGAACACTAGAAAGGCACGGTATGCGATCGCGCGTCGTGATCCCGGAAACCAAACGCCTCGAGCTCACCGACGGCGATTGGATCGTCGTGCGGAAACGCTTGACCCACGGCGAAACCCAAGAGGCGTTTAAACGCCGGTATCTGTCAGGCGTGGACGGCAAACTGCACGTCGACCCCGTGCAGATTGGGCACGCGCAAATTCTCGCGTACCTCGTCGAGTGGAGTCTGACCGACCCCGACGGCACGGTGATCGCGATCAAAGGGCAACCCGCCGAGTACGTCGAGGGCGCGCTCAATTCGTTCGACGACGAGACCGTCGCCGAGATCCTCGCCGCGATCCGCGACCATGAAACCGCGATGTACGCCGCACGTGAGGCGGAAAAAAAAACGATCCCGAGTGGCGCGACCGCATCGTCTCCGACCTCAATATCGCCCGGGTCTGTGGCTGGCGGTACGAGTGGGTCCGTGAACTAGACCCCGAGGTATACCGCGTGCTCGTCGAGGAATTGAACAGCGAAGCGGCGGCGCGGGAGTAAATCCGATATGGCGATGACGGGCCGGTTTGACGCCAACTTCACGTCGTTCTATGACGCCGTGCAAAAGGCCGTGATCGAGCTCAAAGGGTTCGACGCGGCGACCGGGCAAGTCGAATCGTCCATGAACAAGATGGTCGATAGTTTCTCGGGTCGCCAGATCATGACCGAGGCGACGATCATGACCGAGGCGATCGAGAAGATCGGCGGCGCGTCGAAACTGACGGCCGCCGAGCTCGAGCACGTCGGCAATGTCGCCGCCGAGGCCGCCGAAAAGTATCGCGCCTGGGGCGGCGAAGTCCCCGCCAACATTCAGAAGTACGCCGACGCGGCGGCGGCGGCGAAAACGCAGACCGACGATTGGGGCGCGGCGATGTCGGCGTTTGCGGGGTTCGCGTCGGCGATGGGGCTCCAATCGGGGCTCGCGATGATCACGTCGTTTACCAAAGAAACCCTCGCGGCCGCCGAGCAACTCGACAAACTGCGCGCGCAAACCGGGATCGGCGCGGAAACCCTGCAACGGTTTCAGGCGGCGGGCGACGCGGCGGGCAACACGCTCGCGCAACTCACGGGCGCGTCGCTCAAACTCACGGAGAACCTCGCCGGGAACAAAGGATCGACGATCACCGCGCTCGAGGATCTCGGGATCTCCGTCGAGAATTTTAAAAACCTCTCCGCCGAGGAACAGTTTCGCGCGATCGCCGAGGCGATCAAAGAGATCCCGGGCCCCGCCGATCAGGTCACGACCGCTTTCGCC